CAGTGAGAAGGTTAGAAAGACATACCAGAAGATTGTCTATGATCTAACCGACAATACCAGTGAATATTACTACAGCCCCAAGCGGGCAAACCATGTTATAGAGTTTATTGAGAATTATTGTAAACACTCTAAAGGGAAAATGGGTGGTCAGCCAGTAATTCTCGAGCTATGGGAAAAGGCTTTGTTGGCCACCGTCTTTGGTTTTATAGATATTACCGGTTGTCGGAAGTACCGGGAAGCAGTTTTAATCGTTGGAAAGAAAAATGGTAAATCTCTGATAGCTTCAGCAGTGGGGCTTTATTTATTAGTGGGCGATAATGAACCTGGTCCTGAAGTTTATGCAGTAGCCACTAAGCGCGACCAGGCCAAAATTATATGGAGTGAAGCAAAGCGCATGGTAAAGAAATCACCAGCGCTGCGAAAAAGAATCAAGCCCCTGGTGGCTGAGCTGGTCAGCGACTTCAACGATGGCACATATAAGCCACTGGCCAGTGATAGCGACACTCTGGACGGCCTGAATGTCCACGGTGTTCTGATGGATGAGATACACCAGTGGAAACAAGGCAAAGCCCTGTATGACATCATGGCCGATGGTACCACTGCCCGGGAGCAGCCGCTGGTATTTATAACTTCAACGGCTGGCACGATCCGGGAGGATATATATGACCAGAAGTACGAAGAAGCTGAAAGAGTAATCAACGGCTACTTCGACGAGAACGGCTATAAAGACGAACACTTTATAGCCTTTATTTATGAACTTGACAACCGTAAAGAGTGGACAGACCCAGCTTGTTGGAAGAAAGCAAATCCGGGGCTGGGAACTATTAAAAGCCTGGAGCAGTTAGCGGCGAAGGTCAGGAAAGCCCAAGCCAATCCTGCGCTGGTTAAAAACCTTGTCTGCAAAGAGTTTAATATTCGGGAGACCAGTTCCGAGGCCTGGCTCACTTTTGAGCAGTTAAACAATACAGCTACATTTGACCTGGCGGAACTGAAACCGCGATACGGCATTGGCGGCGCTGACCTATCCAGCACCACAGACTTGACGGCTGCAGTAATCACATTTATGTTTTGCCCATGTTCTGGCTAGCTGAGGATCTGTTAGAACAGCGGGTCAGAGAAGATAAGATTCCATACGACCTGTGGATAGAACAGGGTTTAGTCAGGACATGCCCGGGGAACAAGGTTCATGCCAAGTATGTTACTGAATGGTTCCTGGAGGTTCAGAATGAGCTCGATATCTACATACCTTGGGTAGGTTATGATAGCTGGTCAGCCACCTATTGGGTTGAGGAAATGCGGGGAATATTTGGCAAGGAAAGCATGGTTCCAGTCATCCAGGGAAAGAAAACATTATCCGGGCCCATGAAGCAGCTGGAAAGAGATCTGGAAAGCAAGCTAATTAATTACAACAATAATCCGGTTACGAAATGGTGCTTGGCTAACACAGCTAAAGAAGAGGATAAAAACGGTAACATTCAACCGGTTAAAACGTCGAAGAGAACTAAGCGTATTGACGGCATGGCTGCCTTGCTTAATGCTTACACAGTATTGCAGGACCGGCTGGATGAATACCAGAGCCTTATTTAAAGGGGGTGAACCCGATAGGATTATTTGACCGATTACGGAACAAGGAACCCACACAACAAACTAAATATCAATTGGTGACTGAGCGAGGGAATGGCTTTTATGCCTGGAATGGCAAGATATATCAGTCAGACATCGTTCGGGCGGCTATGCGGCCAAAGGTAAAGGCTATAGGAAAGCTAGTTGCCAAGCACGTCCGGCAGACGGTATTAAAAGACGGGACCAGGAAGCTAGAAGTTAACCCGGAGCCGTATATCAGATTCCTGCTGGAAGAACCTAACCCCTACATGACCGGACAAAAGCTCCAGGAGAAACTGGCCTCTCAGCTGGTCCTGAATAATAATGCTTTTGCTCTTATTATCCGGGATGAGTTCGGGTATCCAACCGAGATCTATCCTATCCCGGCAGTGTCAGCTGAGGCGATTTACGACAAGAAGTATACGCTGTATCTAAAATTCATGTTTGCGAACGGGAAAATATACACTTTCCCCTATGCTGATATAATCCACCTGAGACAGGACTTTAACAACAACGATATTTTTGGAGACCCGATAGCCCCGGCCCTGGCCCCGCTGATGGAGATAGTCACCACTACGGACCAGGGGATTGTTAAGGCTATAAAAAACAGCAGCATAATCAGGTGGCTGCTCAAGTTTACCGCGTCGATGCGGCCCGAGGATCTGAAGAAGCAGGCGGCAGACTTTGCAGCCAACTTCTTAAGTGTTGAAAACAGCGGCACAGGAGTGGCCGCCACAGACGCCAAAGCAGACGCGCAGCAGATAAAACCAGAAGATTATGTCCCCAATGCCGCCCAGATGGACAGAACTACTCAGCGGATCTATTCATTATTCAACACTAATCAAAAAATAGTCCAGTCTGACTATGACGAGAACATCTGGAACGCCTACTTTGAGGCAGAAATTGAGCCGATGGTGATTGAACTTAGCAACGAGTACACCAGGAAGCTATTCACCCGCCGGGAACGGGGATTCGGGAACCGAATTATCTTCGAGGCGGCGAATCTGGCAACGGCTAGTATGCAGACAAAGCTGAACCTGGCTCAGATGGTTGACCGTGGGGCCCTAACGCCGAATGAATGGCGCGAAGTATTTAACCTGGCTCCTGTCGACGGCGGCGACGAGCCTATCCGGCGGCTTGACACCGCTGTAGTAAAAGGGGGTGATGAAGGTTGAGAATCGATGTGAAAGGCACGATCGTCAGTAATGATGATAAGTGGATCTATGAGTGGTTCGAAATGGACGCCACCTGTCCTAACGATGTAAACAAGTTGATCGACCAGGCCAATGGGGAGCCCCTGGAAGTGTATATAAACTCCGGAGGGGGAGACATTTTCGCCGGGTCTGAAATATACTCTGCTCTAAGAAGCTATAAGGGTGAAGTCAATATCCATGTCGTGGGAATCGCTGCATCAGCAGCCAGTGTAATTGCTTGTGCCGGCAAAAGCGATATAACACCTACAGCTATGTTCCTGGTGCATAACGTATCGGGCAGGGCTCAGGGAGACTATCATGTCATGGATAAGAGTAGCGATGTGCTGCAGACAGCCAACAGGTCAATCGCTGCGGCATACATGGCGAAAACCGGCATGAGTGAGGCGGAAGCGTTGGCGATGATGGATCAAGAAACCTGGCTCACGGCCCAGCAAGCCGTAGACAAGGGGCTGATTGACAAGATAGCTGAAAACCAGAACTTGAAACTGGTGGCAGCTTATCAGACACCTTTGATACCCCAGTCGGTGATAGATAAAGTCAGAAACATCGTAAAGAACCCGCTCAATGAAGCGGGTATTTTAACGCCTGAAAAAGCTCAGGCAAAACTAAATTTATTAAAACTAGGAGGTACAAGATGAACAGAGAAAAGTATTTAGCGGACCGCAAAGCCCTGTTGGATCAGGCCCAGGTACTGATTGATGCTGGCAAACTGGATGAGTTTGAAGCCAAGGTCAAAGAGGTGGAAGCTCTGGATGCCCAGTATGAAGCTGCCTGTAAGGCTCAGGCGAACCTGGTCGCGCTCAATGACAAAACTACCATAACCCCGTTGGAAAATAAAAATACTCCTGTGGAAGGAAAGGTGATTGAGAATATGACCACCGAAGTTGTTACTAAAGACAATCTGTATGCAAGTGTTGAATACCGTACCGCGTTTATGCGCAATGTTTTGGCTGGTGAGCCTATTCCGGCTAAATTTTTGAACACCGATGCCAATACCAAAACCACCGATGTGGGCCATGTGATCCCCGCGCCGGTCATGGAAAAAATCATCGAGGAGATGGAAGCCACCGGCATGATCCTGCCTTTGGTCACTCGTACCAGTTATAAAGGCGGTTTGGCCATCCCGACATCAAGTGTTAAGCCAGTTGCTACTTGGGTGGCTGAAGGTTCTGGTTCTACCAAGCAGAACAAAACCACTGGCTCTGTGACCTTTAATTACTACAAGCTGCGCTGTGCTGTGTCTGTGTCTCTGGAAGTTGACACTGTCACTCTGGCCATCTTCGAGACCACTCTGATCAACAATGTCGTGGAAGCCATGACCAAGGCCCTGGAACAGGCCATTATCAGTGGCACTGGTGGCGACGATTATCAGCCGACCGGCATCTTGGCTGAAACTCCGGCCAGTGGACAAAAAATAGAAATCCCCAAAGCAGGAAAGGTTACCTATGACAAATTGGTGGCCGCCGAGGCTGCACTGCCGCTGGCCTATGAAAACGGAGCGGTATGGTTTATGACCAAGCACACCTTCATGAACTGCTTTGTTGGTATGGTTGACGCCGAGGGGCAGCCTATCGCCCGGGTAACTTATGGGATAGCTGGCAGACCGGAAAGAACCCTGCTGGGCCGGCCCGTAATCCTTAATGACTACATGAGCAACTACTCAGCTGCGCCGGAGGCTGACACGGTCTTTGCGTTCCTGTTCAACCCGAAGGATTACGTCCTTAACAGTAACCTGCAGATGACCATTAAGAAGTACGAGGACAACGACACCGACGACCAGATCACTAAGGCCATTATGTTGGTTGATGGCAAAGTCGTTGACAAAAATTCTCTTGTTACTATGGTCAAAAAATCTAACTAAGGAGGTACTGGCTAATGACTTTACCGGGCTATAACCATAAATTTGGCCAGCAAATTATGACGGATGCAGAAGGCGTGGATATTGACCGCGCCTTCCTTGCCCATTATCACATTGACGCAGAGGACGCCCCGGCGGCTAGCTCCGACGGGGTGCATGCGGCCATGAACTTGGGCGCTGCGGTACAGGCGATCACCACCGGGATAACCAACCCGGGGGTGCCCCGGAATATCCGGATTGACGGCAATGTGAGCGGCATTACCGGCAATGTAAAAATCACCGGTACTAACTTTGACGGCAAAGTAATCACTGAGGAAATCACCGCAAACGGCACTACAGCTGTTGATGGCAACCTGGCTTTTAAGACTGTAACTAAGATCGACCTGCCCGTGCAGAATCATACTCCGACAAAGCAGAAGGGGACTGTGGCTGTTACTGCTGGGGCATCCGCAGCGGGAACGGTTGTTCTCACGGTTACGGGAGCAGCAATCCCGGGCGAAACCCACACAAGGGATGTGAATGTCGCTGTAACGACAGATGATAACACGACAGCAGAAGTTGCGACTAAAATAGCCGCTGCGCTTAATGCTGATGAGGTTGTGGGAGCCCATTATACAGCTGCTGCAGCAACTGCAAATGTCACGCTGGAGGCCAAGGTTCCCGCGGCACAGGATTCCACGCTCGATATTGCTGTGGAAGACGCGGACGATACCAGTGTTACCCTTGACACGTTTGGCAAAACTACCGTACAGGGCGTACCCTACGACCAGATCAGTGTTGGCTGGGGCGATAAATTTGGAATACCCTATATGCTTTATGCTGATGAACTGGTAATACTGAAATTATTCGGCAAAGCGGCTGATA